GGCTTACTTGCAACAACAGAATTACAGTGTTCCTGCTCTTGCCAAACGTGACGCGCTTCCCAATCCATTTCAAGCTTCCGCTCCTCTTGTTCCGGAGCCGGCAAACGACGATGTTGAGACCGACGATAACGAGGGTGACGCAGAGGCGTTTGGAAAGCTTGCAGCTTGGCAGCTCAAAACGCAGTTTGCGCTCTTACCAAGGATCGGACAGTGAAACACCGTGAAATCATACTTCTAATGACCGAGCTTGCGCCGGTCATTCGAGAATATATTGTGGACTCACTCAAGGGCTTCATCGAACGACTCAAAGCCCTTGAGGAACGTAAGCTTGAAAAAGGAGAACCGGGTGAACGAGGTGACAAGGGTGATCCAGGGCTTACAGGCCAAGCTGGTCCGCCTGGAAGAGATGGTGCAGACGGTAACTCCGGCGAAAAGGGCGAAGTGGGAGAACCGGGTGCTCGAGGTGAAAAAGGCGATCCAGGTGTTGCAGGCAAAGACGGAGCCGACGGCAAAGACGGCGCTCCCGGCCGCGACGGTGCAGACGGCAAGCCAGGTCTCGACGGAAAAGACGGCGCAGCTGGTGAACGCGGGGAACGCGGCGACAAAGGCGACCCTGGAGATAACGGAAAAGATGGCGAAGCTGGGCTGGTTGGACCCGCCGGTGAAAAAGGCGAACCCGGACTTACCGGAAAAGACGGTGCACCCGGCATCACCGGCGAGAAAGGTTTAGACGGACGCGACGGTCAACCCGGCGTTCCTGGCCGCGATGGCTCTGATGGAAAACCAGGAATGAATGGTAAGGATGGGTTCAGCCTTACTGATTTTAATGTTCGTAGTGACGATGACGGTCGCACGCTAATATTTGAATTCAAACAAGGTGATGTTGTTCGGCAGCATGAAATTAAAACTGCAGTTGTTCTAGATCGCGGTGTCTGGCGCGAGGGAGAGTATGCCAAGGGGGACGGTGTATCATCTGGTGGATCATTCTGGATTGCGCAGAGCAATACCAAAACAAAACCTGACACGATTGGTTGTGATTGGCGACTTGCTGTTAAGCGTGGTCGAGATGGGAAAGAGGGGAAGACCGGCGAGAAGGGTGCGTCAGGTCCGCGTGGTGAACAAGGTCCGCAGGGCATTCAGGGATATAGAGGTTAGCAATGCTGAGCCTTATCTCTCCAGCTACTGATTGGCCTGTCAGCCTCGAGGAAGCCAAGGCGCATCTCCACGTTACGTTCGACGATGACGATTCGATGATTGAGATTTATCGTAAAGCCGCTACCGAGAGCGCCGAACACTTTACTGGGTTGGCTTTTTATAATCAAACATGGGACTACTACGTTGACAGCTTTCCTGCGTCCGCAACATATTTTGAAATCCCGAAGTCGCCTATTTTGGAAGTCGAGGGTGTGTTCTATACAGATGGGAGCGGTGAGCAGGAGTGGGCTGATGATGCCTACCGGGTTGATAATACCAGTCGGTTTCCCCGTTTGTCGTTGGCGTATGGTTCGGCTTGGCCTACGGCTGTAAATGTTACCAACGCAGTGCGCGTTCGGTTTCGCGCCGGTATGATTGACGATGATGCCTCCCCGGTTACAGGATCAGTCCCTTGGTTGGCGAAGGCCGCAATCATGCTAACGATTGGAACGTTATATGAGAACCGTGAAGACGTTGTAGTTGGAACGATAGTCGCGAAGATGCCGCAAGCAGCTCGTGATCTACTACGTGACCTCCGTATTCATACAGCAATCGGGTGAAAACATGACGCACACTTTTCAGAAGATGCCTGACGGCAGTGGCTACGCTATCGGCCTATGGTTGACTGACCCAAAAGGCGGTGGTATGGCGTTCTTGCCGATGTTTGATGTGCTGTCAATTAGTGAGGCACTGAACGCTGTAAACTTTCTGAATGGAAGCAGCGTGCGCATGGCGTTCGGGGTAACGAATGAACGGGTCTCCGCCGTAGCAATGCCAGTTGAAGGTATGCCGCCAACGCTGATGCCATTGGCTACCGAGTGAAGTTAGTTGACTGGTCCAGAGAAGTTTGTGCGATCGTGGCTTCAGGAGCTTCAGCCACCGCTGAATGTGTCGCAGAGTTGCGTGGACGTTGCCGAGTGGCCGTGGTTAATAACAGTTTCCTCCTCGCTCCCTGGGCCGACTTACTTTATGCCGCAGACCCACGCTGGTGGGAAGTCCACGAAGGCGCAAAAACATTCGAGGGGATCAAGGTCATTCCCTTCGATGGCAGTAACGAATCCAAGACGACGGCGAAACGGTATGGCCTAACCACCGTTGATCTGCTGGCGTCTCCGAGCAACGTCATCGATCCGGCAGCGTACAAGATGGACTTAGGAGAGACTGGCAAGGTCGCGCACGGTGGTAACAGTGCGTTTCAGCTTGTTGACTTGGTTAGCCAGTGTGGATGTAAGAAACAGATCTGGGTTGGGTTCGATTTGAACGGTGATCACTGGCATGGTAAACACGAACTGCCGTTGCGAAACCCACGGCCACAATCGTTGGCAAAGTGGGCTAAACGTTTTGATGCAAACGCTCAACGAATTCGAGAGCGTGGAATTGAAGTTATCAATTCCTCTGAGATAAGTGCGCTTCAACAGTATCAGAAAGGCACAGTGTCTGAGACGCTTGATCGGTGGGGTGTATGATTTCTGTTCGTGGTGGTAACGGGTTGGGAGATGCGCTCTATGTCCAGGGTGTTGTTCGATATCTTGCCAGGACGGAGGAGCAGGTAGAGGTCTGCACATCTTGGAGGGATGTATTTCGCCCTCTTAATGGGCGTGTAGTCTTCTCGCCTTTCCGGCGTCGTCCGGTTAATCTTGTTGCGCACTATGCCTCTCGGCGTCATCTAATAGGCACTCAGTTTCAAGACTGTTGTATCAGCGCTGGTATTCCGAAAGATACAGAATTCAAACTTGACTGGGAACCACAGAACATTAAATTAGTTTGCTTTTTGAAAGAGATTGCTAAGCCTATCGTCGTAGTGCAGATGCCAAGACCTCCATTCGGTCGCTTTGATGGTTTCGGGATGGAGTTTCTTCCTGACTTTGATGTTATTCAGAAAGCCATTAACGTAATTAAAGATAGAGTGTGCATAGTGATGGTTGGTGTTGGTGAACCTATGGTGAGGTACACCGGGATTGAATTGGACTTATCCAATAAAACGAGCGTATCTGATTTGATTGATGTTGCGTATGTAGCGAATGGTTTTCTTGGACAGTGCTCTTTTATTATTCCGTTGGCTGAGTGCTTATCAAAACCAGTTCATATTATCTGGTCACGACGGCATACTAAGTCTTACCAATCTGTTGTACGACAAATGACGCCGCAAAAAATCCTGCACGGAGTGCGTTCGTCATTTAGCTACGATGATCAAGAGGTCGCGGAGGCTATGGATGCGTTTTGTAAACAGGTACGAGTGCCTGCCCTGGTTTGAAGGTCGTACCGTTGCTATTGTTGGTTCAGGTCCTGGTGTATTAAATAATTCTTCTGGTATGATTGATCGAGCTGACGTTGTTGTCCGGGTCAATAATTATAAGTTATCCGATGCTGCTGGGTATAGGACCGACGTGTTCTATTCGTTCTTCGGGACATCTATCAAGAAGACCTCGCAGGATTTGAAGAAAGACGGTGTGAAGCTTTGTATGTGCAAGTTGCCAGACGCCAAAGTGTTTGAGTCCGAATGGCATCGTACCAATAACAAGATGATTGGTGTTGACTTCAGGCCGCACTACGAGCGTCGGCGTAATATGAACTTCTGGTTTTGTGATACTTACGTCCCGACGGTTGAGGAGTTTATGGTTGGTTTTAATTTACTAGGTCATCATATGCCCACGACCGGGTTCGCTGCGATCTTAGATGTTCTTTCATTTAAGCCGGCCAGTATTTTCCTGACTGGTTTTGATTTTTTCCAGTCCAAGGTTCATAATGTTGATGAACCATGGAAACAGAAGAACGCGGATGATCCGTTCAAGCATGAGCCAGAGCGTGAGCGCGCGTGGCTCCAAAAGAATATAGACGTGTATCCGATCCATGTTGATCGTGACTTAGAGGTAGCCCTTCGTGAGTATGCTTGATGAAGAGAAGTTATTTTACGAGCGGTTCTGGAACCTGCATAACGATCAGGTTTTGTTAGCGATCTTCCAAGAGTTTGGTATTGGAGTTTTCCGTAGGTCATCTGTACTGGAAGGGTTCGCTAAATTTTTGGAACAGAATAATGTTCAAGGTCGATCGTGTGTTGAGATTGGAACGTGCAATGGTCTAACCGCATTGGTTCTGTCTCGTTACTTTGATTATGTAACCTCAGTTGATATTGAACCGAATGATGTTAAGCAGAAGATCGTGGATTTTGTTGGAGTAACGAACGTTCGGTTTGTGGACGTGAAGGATAACGAAGAAAAATATAAAGTTGTTAGTACGATCAAGTTCGATGGTGCTTACCTCGACGGTGATCACGCTCGAGATACCGAGAGGGATTTTAATTTGGTCAGTAGGTGTGGTCAGGTTGTCTTTCATGAGTATTGGGAAGCTCAACCTTTAGTTTGGAGATTGGTTAACAATATGCGATCCACAGGTGAAAAGATTACGACTAAGGGGAAGCTGGCACTGTGGACTCGCTAGTCAAAAGGTTTGATGGTATTGTAGATAATGATTTGTTTGTTTGTATGAACCGCGGTATCGCCTACCAGCGGGACATGACAAAACTAATTGAATATGGTGATGCTTATTTTAACAACTACGTTCAGCTTGAAGGCAAGGAGATTGCGAAAAAGATCAACGACGGTCGCGTCAGTCTGGTTAACAAGTACGTTGGTTCAGACGCAGTTGTTTTAGATGTTGGGATCGGGTCGGGAGAGTTCATTAAGTCCAGACCTAATACCGTCGGATACGACGTGAACCCAAAAGCAATGGCGTGGCTCGCGGATAATCAACTCCTCGCCGGGCCGATGAATATGTATTCTGCTTTCTCGTTCTGGGACGTGCTCGAGCATATCCCTAGTCCACACGAAAGTTACTTTAAGCGGTTTCCTAATGGTTGTTACTTGTTCACTTGTTTACCGGTGTTCGATGATCTGAGCAGGGTTAGGAAGTCTCGACACTATAAACCCGGCGAGCATCTTTACTATTGGACAACCCCTGGGTTCATCGCTTGGATGGCAGAGTATCGTTTTCGCCTTCTTGAAGTTCAGAACTTTGAAACAGATGCCGGTCGTGACAGTATTTCAAGTTTCGCATTCATACGAGACCTTCCTGGATACCACGACACGCTGGTTCAGTATCAGAAACTGCATTCTCCTGCGTACGGGACTTCGGCTTATTTGTATTTCAAGGAGATCGCTCATGAGGTTATTGAATTAAATCCGAACAGCATCCTTGACTTCGGTTGCGGCCGCAGCGATATGGTAGCTCACTTTTGGAAAGATGGTGCGAGGAAGATCGAGAAGTATGATCCTGCCATTCCGCAGTTCAAACATATGCCGGAAGGCAAATTCGATTTGGTTCTCTGCACGGATGTTATGGAACACATACCTATGTTAGACATAGAGAATGTGTTAAATCTGATCCGGTCAAAATCAAAGCGAACGATTTTTACGATTTCGATGAAGCCTGCAAGGGCCAAGCTTCCCGACGGGCGCAACGCTCATATCTCATTGATGAGTGATACCGAATGGATCAGGTGGATTGACTCACTTATGCCAAAGTCAACTAGGATCAAGTCTCCTGTTGAACAAGTTCTTATGGTGAAGACGTTCTGATGATTTATCTGGATGCACCGAAGGGACTTGGCGATGCGATCTACCTCCGCGCAGTTGCATTGTATTTTTTAGACAGGGCCGAGAAGGTCACTGTCTACACGAGATGGCCAGATGTATTCTGGGGACTACCAATCAAGGTTCGCCCGTTGGCCGAGAAATTTTCTTCTGGTGAGCTTCGGTCTGTTGCCTACTCAAGTCGAATGCCTCTTCCAGAAGGATTAAATCAATTCAAGGCCCGTTGTGCCACTGCGGGGATTACGGAACCAGTTGATTTACGGATTGATTGGGTTGTGCAGAATGAAGTTCTGGTCAATAGTATCCGAGATATGGCTATAGGTCGGAAGGTCTTTATCTACCAACCACCCAAGTTATCCAAGAACCTAGAAATGGATTTGCTCAAGCCGAAGAGTTTTTCGTTCGCGCGTTTTATTGCTGGTGCTAAAAGCGACGAGTATTTTCGTATTCGTATGGGGCACTCTCAGTATGTCGAAACTAATGGACATACGAATTATGAATTGGATTTGCTTGACAGGTTGAAAGTTACTGACGCGCTCGATGTCTGTACCATCGGCGATGTGTTCTTCGGCGAAGAATGTTATCTGACACATATCGCAGAGGCTTTAGATCGTCAGGTTATTTGTATGCTTTCCCGTCGGGCTGCGTTGTCAAAAGAATGGGTCAGGCATCGTACGCTGGAAAGAATGTTTGAGAAGCGGCACTTAGCCAGTGTTGTTTATGATGAGGCAGCCTGATGCGCGCCGGTAAGCTTGATCGAATGGTAACAATCCAGCGAAAGATTTCGAGCGTGTCCGAGAGCGGATCGTCTCTTGGTACATGGACAACTGAGGTTCTGCGTCGGCCGGCGAGTATGGCTCCTGTTCGCGGTGAAGAAAGATTTTCTGAGCCGGGGCATCTCGCCGAAGAGCAGGTGGAGTTTCGTATCCACTATTCTCTTAACGTTGCTGAGATGTCACCGCTCTGGAGGATCATCAATCCTGCGTTGGACGAGGGATCACCAGAGCCTATTCCTGATGGGCATACGATTTATGATATCGTGGCTGTCCATGAACTTGGTCGACGTGAAGGTTTGCAGATAATCACTATCCGTCGACCGGATGTATTGTCATGAGCTTAGTTGACATTCGGCCAGGTTTCCGTGCGTTCCTGTTGGAAGACCCGACCATTGCTGGTATTGTTGGTCAGAGGATTTATGACTCACAGTTTCCTCAGGGGGAATTGCGAACTGGAATTGTATTTACGGAAGTCTCCTCGATTGGGGACCACCATATGGAAGGGCCGTCCGGGTTGGCACAGGCGCGTTATCAAGTTGATGCTTGGGCATCTATCCAGGATGATGCATCTGATCTTTCGCTGGCTATTAAATCTAGGTTAGATGGTTTCCGGGGTTCATTTGTTTGGGGCGATCAGTCCCCGCAGTTCTCTGTTCTGGTTCGTGGAGTATTTTTCCAGACCGCTCGGGCCACTTATGATGAAACGAGTAAGCTGTTTAATAAGGGCGCTGACTACATCATCGTTTTTGGAGAACGTTTATGAAGTTTTCTGTTGAAGGATTATCTGAATTAGAGGAAGCTCTGTTAGAACTTCCTAAAGCCACTGCACGAAATGTTTTGATTAGAACCTTGAAAGATGCAGGACAAGTTATTGCCGATGCCGAAAGTTCTTATGCTCCTCGCTTGACAGGAAAGCTGGCGCTTTCTCCTTCTGTTGGTACCAAGTTGACCAAGCGACAGAAATCGAAATTTCCTAAAGAGTCCGATGTTGAAGTTTATATTGGACCGACATCACATCCTAAGTCGATACAGACAGAGTTTGGAAACGTGCATCAAGCTGCGCACCCACACTTGCGTCCTGCTTGGGATGGTAACCATAGGAAAGTGTTGGATGATATTCGTGATACGCTCGAAAAAGAAATCGAAAAGGCCCGCGAACGATTAGCGAGGAAAGCTGCACGACTAGCAGCCAAGATTGAAGCTGGTCTATGACATACCGCTCCGCCCGGCGGATGGTTGTTCCTGGAACGCGCTTGGGCAGGCGCACCACTAACGGAGCATAACGATGGCAGCCTCGGAAGCCATGATTGGCTATGGCTCGAAGTTCTATCTTCAGGCGCTCGACGACATTGACACTTCGCCGACGGTCTATACTCCAATGGCGGAGGTCTATAACATCACGCCGCCGAATCAGCAAGTTGACGACGTGGACGTGACCCACAACACGAGTCCGAATCGCACGCGCGAATTCATTCCGGGTTTGATTGATCCGGGTGAGTGCTCATTCGAAATGAACTTCATTCCTGGCAGTGACTCGGACGCGATCCTTCAGGCGTTGAAATCTGCTGGCCAGCAGGTTCAGTGCAAGATCGAATTCCCGAACGCCGAGACCTGGGAATTCCTCGGCTC